GTCACATCAGCAACACCCTCATTAGATACTACCACGAAGCCGCCCTTATTGTCGAACCGCTTCCGGCCCCAGGCGCTAAAGTCGTCCACGTTCACATCACCACGAGCAAAGTCCGAAGCTCGGAAAAGACCGGAGCCCATCATCGTGTAGATGCGGTCACGCATATTCTCAGGAGACATCTCAAGAGAAACAATCATCGGCTTGAAGCCCTGCTCCCATGCCTTGCACGCAAGGAGAGAGGTGAACCAAGTCTTAGCCTTACCGGGCCAACCAATGACCGTAATCATGTGACCAGGAGCCATACCCGTCGGATAAACCGAGTCGATGGACTTAAACGTAGTCGGGATACCGGGCGAACCCATGGCCGCGCTACGTTCCTTGACAATCTGCATGTGCTGCTGGGCAGACTCGTAATCCGTGATATCAAGGTCACGGACATTGTTGGTGAACCGCCCCAGCTTAGCCAGGGCCGTATTCATCTTCTCCAGAACTCGCGCGGGTGCCTCACCATCGCGCTGTGCCTCAGCCGCCTTGAGCATAATGCTCTCCATACGCGACTTAAGGTACTCGTTCTTGAGTTCATCGACGTAATAGGCAGTCTCAGCCTTTACGTCAATCTTGTCCAGGTCGCCGTAACGGTCCTGGAGAATGCTCAGGTCTGGAACCGAGTGGAACTTGTCGTAGTACGACTTAAGTCCCTTCCAGACATCCGCGTAGGCCGTGAACAGCTCGTCCACGTTATCTGCGTAGAGGACAGAAATGTCCTTGTTGGCGCAGACCGCGTTAATTACCTTGAGTTCAGTATTAGCCATTCTTCGCTTCCCACTCCCTCACACGCTGCTCGGTAATCCGACGCAGCTCTGCCCTCTTGGCTTCGTCCTGCTTCTTCTCTTCCATGAACTGGGCAATCTTATCATAGTTCTGGAGTAGGAAGTTCACCGGGTGCCCCTGCTTCCCGGTCTTGAAGTAATACTCAACCGTCTCGCGAGACTGCTGGTAGCCCAGGTCTGCGACCATGTCCATGAAGCCCCACTTCTCACGGAAGCGGTTGACTTGAGGCTTACGGCTGTACTTCTTGTTAAAACATTGCTCATAGAGGCTAATGAGTGCGTATGCCTGCTTTGCTTCTGCGTTCTGTGAGGCCATGAATTACTTCCTGCCGCCCTTCTTTGTAGCCCGAATCTCCTCCTCGACCTCGGCCATCTTCTCCAGCAACTTAGACTCAGCCCAGTCGTATGCCTTCGTGAAGGTCGGATTGGGGTTGCCGGTTCCATCCAGCTCAAGGCCGATGTCTACACGCAGCGACTCAAAGTCACCCATGTTTCGAGTATAACCCACGCTCACCTTGACTCGGTGACCCTTGGGAGTCGGCTCAACCTCATGCATCTTCGTTGTTCTCCTCTTCGTCATTTTCAGCCTCAACGATAATATCCGGCGTCTTTTCTACCGGTTCCTTATCGGAGGGAGGGTTGCAAAACCCAAACGGTGGCTTGTTGGGGTTGTCGGGAATATCTTCATCCTCTTCGACCTCTAGACCCCTGGCGAGACGTTCGCCAATGCCAACCCAAGTTGCGGAAGCATCCAGCAACTTGTCGATATTTCCAGATTGTACAGCAAGGTACACAGCGAGGTCAAGGGCGTTAGCCGCCTGCCAAAAAGCAACCTCAGCATTCAGCTCCTGCCCAAAGGGCTCAAAGGTCGGAGCCTTCACCTTAATAGTCGTCACCAGTCCATTTCCTTCCATACGGGGGTGAACGTGCCGTCTTCTTGCTTCACGTACACCGTAGTGTCGTGCGTCATCATTGCTCTCAGCTCAGCACGAGAAGGCATGCGACCAGGAGTAATCTTACCATCCTTACGTGGCCTGCCGATATGGACTGTGAGTAGATAATCGTGAAGTTCGTACACGTCCTTTTCGGAAAACATGTATTTCCCTGGAGTACGCTTTTCATCCAGGGTATAAATTCTCTCCGGTGGACGAATCTTACCTTCGAGGATGTACTTCTCGATAATAACGTGATGGCGTTGAATCATCTTGGAAACCTGCGAAATCGGGAACGCCTTACCCAAACGCTTCCGCGCATCCGACCAAACGTAAGCCTTGCGCTTTCCTTCCTTATAGTGCCAGGATACCACAAGGTCCTGAGCACGATTAATACTCAGGACCTTGTGCAAGTCACCGTTCAGGTAGAAATACCTTAGACGATTACGCTTGCGAGCGCGTGTTCCTTTTCCTTCTTTAGAACCCATGCTGCAAACTTATTCTTCCTACTATCGAGCTGCCATCGCGCTCCGCAGATGACGCAGAACAGCTCTGCTCTGATGTTATCAGAGTACACCCGGTCCACGAATACCCGGCCGGTGCACTTATTACAGCGCATTGACGCCACCCTTATAGGTAACGTCGGTAACCGCCGAGGCAGTGCCGGTGCTACCTGCCTTGTACGAGGCCAGGGACAGCAGAAGCGAAGCTACTGCCGCACCACCAGAAGTGCCGAAGAAACCGGACCAGTCGAAGTCGAGAACGCTAGTCTGACCTACCACGAACATGGCAGCACCAACACCAGCAAACGACTTAACAGCACGCTCAACGGCGTCCTTTACAAAAGCCTTAGTGAACATATTTTAACCTCCTAACAAGCTAAGCTACCTCTAGTATAGCAGAGGTAGCTGCTCAAGGCTAACCCTTGAAAATCCTGCCATCTACGACGCAAACGTAGTCTGGTGAGATGGGGATGAATTGGAGTGTGGCCACTCCATCGACAACCCGCCCGATTCCGAAGCCCAGCTCCCAGGACGGATTAATAGTGTACCTCAGACCGTAGGCGCTCGGGTCACAGAGATGTCCAGCACCCAGGCCCACCAGAGTGGTGTTTGTCATGGGGTAAGACTTGTAGACCACGCCTCCGCGATGGTCGTGGCCTCGCGCCAGAGAGATATTGTAATTCTCAATATCTGCCTTGACTGCCAGACCTGTAGTCGTGGTGGTCGCTCCGTGGTGTACATGGATTCCGCCGAAACGTTCCAGCGGAGGCAAATCGTAGTGCCTCCAAGTAATTCCGAGGTCATCCAGACCCCAGAGCATATTTGGCGTTAGCTCCTGAATATAGTCAGGGGCCTTCTTGTCCATGTACTTGAAGATGCGGATGTCATGGTTACCAAGGCTGGAGTGAATGTCAGCATTCTTATGCCCTTCACGCAGCTCTGTGTAGAACTCACGAGCACCTTGTGCATTTTCCTTGACAAGAGGAAGTGGTGAGACCCGCCGCCGAAAATCTGCATCCGACTCGCCCTCCTCCTGCTTACTCTTCTTGAGCTGACTGAAAAACTCGTCAGTGGTGCCATCAGAAAAACTGCTGTATTCGAGCTGGTCGTCAATATCACCGAGGATGTCGATGGCGTTTGGCTTCCAAGACTTCATCACCTTGAAGAAGAGTGCAACAGCACGCTTATCATGATAAGGAATTTGAAGGTCTCCAACGAAAGCCCACTTAACGTCGCTCAATGCTTCCTCTTTCCAAATAGGTCGTCGCTGAACCTCCTCCACGCCTTTGCTTGTGCTTGCTCAGAATCCTTATAGCCAACGGTATAAGCGGCATACAAAGCGGATAGACCTAGAAGTAGGCCCAACAACAATAGGCCAACGGAAGCTCCGATGGCCTGGGGGATGGTTACAGTTACTTTCTTTTCACGTTCACGTTCATCAACCACAACCTCCGGAGACGCTGTTACAGTGGTGGTCACCTCTGGTGCGTTCGAAGCGCTGGGTGCATTAGTTGTCTCCGAAGGTCTGGCTGATGGATTAATAGTACCATGAGCTACACCCTCTTGTCCAGGACTCAAGGTCACAGTGGCCGTAGCCGTTGGAGCAGAGGGGCCAGGAAGATATTCAGTAGGGCCAGGGACGGGAATCGTCACGGTCTCTGTCGGTCCTGGCAACCGAATGGTGGGTCCAGGTACAGGTACTTCTACCTTGACCTCTCGAATAGGCGCACTAATCCGCGCAATCTCAAGCCCAAGAAGGGTCACCACAACATCGTTACCAACCAAGGAAGCACAAATAGTGCCCGCTTTGGTGGTCTCACAATCTTGGGCATAAGCTTTGTTTGGTGAAACGAAAAGGACTAGTGCCAGTAGAATTGGCACCAGTCCCATCGTGATAAGCGCCTTTTTCATACTGTTTCAGTATACCGTAGGACGCTTTCGCGGTCAACCTGCTCGGTCGTGCTCCTTGCGAGTACAAATGAACAGGTTATCCCATGTGTTGTCTGTTTTATCCCCTGAGATATGATGAACTGTCTCCCAGCTCTTGAGCACCCGGCCGATTTTCTTCTCGGCCACCAGACGGTGCTCATAATACCATCCTCCACCGAAGCTCTTGGGGTGTTCTGGCGCAAAGACCAGAATATACCCGTTCGGATTCAGGCGTGTTTCTCGCCAGTTCCACTTCTGTAGCGGGAAGTATTTCATCAATATCCCATTGCAATCCAGTTAATGTAAATCTGCTTGGAAAGGTAGTGACTCTTTTCCATAGTCGCTGTGGCTGCACAAACGACGAATCCGCGATGGTCTGGAACATATCCAGTTCCCTGAATTCCCCAATGACTGAGAATCATTCGGCGGTTGTATGGAGAGGTAACCGATGTCACGATAACCGGACGAGAACCCGCTGTGAAGAATGAACCGAAGTTAATCGTCTTGTTGTAGTAATGCTCGTTCTTCTTTGGGGCGATGGTAGTTGTTCCACAAGCAATCCTGATACCCGTGTCCTTCTTTACGGAGTAGGAGTTGTAGTACAACTTCGGAGCCCTCTCAAAAAGGTACCGGGTGTTAGACACCATGGTATTGAGCTTGTCTGTTGCCAGATACTCATTGTCCGACCAATTGATGTCCTTGAAACTTGTTACTGCCATTTACTTTAGCACCTCCCCATCACCATGTAGATTTGCCTCTTCCTCTGATACGAGGATTACATTACCCCAGTCAAGGCCATACTTCTCCCAGACATCCGGGTCAACAATGTGACGACGTTTGTTCTGAGAAATCAGGTAATGCTTACCATCAGCCATGTTGTGGATGATGGTACCATCTCGGAATCCAATCTTTCCGCCAACCTTGATGTGCTTCACAGCAAGCTCGGATGACTGGATAACGTTGAAACTCCAGGAGTCAAAGACACGCTGGGTGGGAATGCGGAACCGGAACTTCTCCCTCATAAGGAAATACCCGGCCTCTGTCTGAATACAGAGGCCATATGGGTAATTCGTAGGAACGGTAGGAATGCCGGGCTCCGCAGAAATAGACTCAGTCTTCCGACGGAACAACTTCCACATTCTTTTCGCTCAGCTCCTTCTCAAGCTCCTGAATACGGCCCTGCAAAGCCTCAAGCATCATCGTAGCATCCGCTCGCATCTCTGCAATCTCGTCCTCGTACTCGGCAACCTTAGCGGCAAACCTTTCCTTAAGACTCTGATTCTTAAGCTCTACCTTCTTAGTATCTGTGTTAGACAAGTTTTTTCTTCTTTCTTCTTCTAAAGATATTATAGCCACACCCGGCCGGGCATGTCAACCCTTGTGGTAAATCGTGACCTTGCCGTTGGACGAGCTGTTCGACCTACCGTACATGATGGCGTAGTCAGACGATGTGCTACCATAGACACCGATTCCCTCCAGGCGGTTTGCCGAGTTAGAGTCTACAAAGTTATTGTACCATGATGAAGGAATTGTAATTGTCGCTCCTTCATTCGGGCTCAGGAACACAATGTCATCTCCGTCGCTTCCCTCGTTGGTCATGCTACCAACCGGGTCACCCGATGGCTTGACCTGGTAACCGTGACCACGCAGATTAATTCCTACGCCTGAGTAGTTAC